ATGTATTCGTAAGTCATTTTTATTTTCTGTGGGGGCTACCCCTCATTCGTATGTGATGTACACAAGCTCATCATAGTAGTCTCCCCATGTCCATGTCACGTCGTCGTACCAGCCTTCTCCTTGGCACTCTTGCGCTGGTGGCACGGCTTGCACATGGCTTGGAATGGACCGTACCAGAAGTTGCCGCCCTGCGTCACCGGTGTAATGTGGTCCACCACTGTGGCTGCCCAACCGCACTTGACACATATAGGGTTGTGTGCTAAGAATGTCTTGCGTAGTTGCTTCCATTTGTACGTCCAGTAACGCTTGTCTTGCTTGCGCTTAGCATATGGTTGTGCCGATGACTTTGAGTGTAAAGCTCGACGATTCTTGCGGTTGATGTATGCCACGTCTGTATAGGTCTTTCTCTATTTGATATAGTTGCTCACCACGCATGGTACTACCTGATCCCATGTGCGCCTCGTACATGATTACCTGGTCTTTCTCATTTGTATATGCGTAATGCCTCACGAATCCTAAGCGGTATTGCCTCACGTTCTCTGCGATCTCTCTTAATTCTTCTTGCGAGTATGGTTGCAACGTGGCCTTCGTAGTATTCGATGTAATCTTCATATTGTTCGATTGTAGGTTTGTAGGGTTTGTTTGCTAGGCGGAACAATCTGTCGGCGTGTCCCTCGCCGTAGTAGGCATCTAGTGCCTTGCCAAACTTCCACTGCTCACCACTATTGGCTATGTTACAGGCATAGCACTGCGGGCGACAATTATCAGGGCGCCATCTACAGGCAAAGTGTCTGCGGCTAACAAAGTGACCATTCTGAATCTTGAACCATGGTAACACCTTGCCACATGTCCAGCATGTGCAATTGCCAGCTTCATCGGCATGTGTAAGGCGTATATACCACGAAAATGCGCGATCAAGCTTTTTCTTCAGTCCCAGTTTGCTTGGTTTTGGCCCTGGCTTCCTGCGGGGCCTCTTTTTCGTGTTGTTTCTGTTTTTGGGCTTCTGTGTAGTCCGTCTTGTCATTAGGATAGGGGATGTATTTGCGATCTAGGATTTGGCGCGATGTTTTGAGCTTGCCTTCTCTATCAAGGTCGGCAATAAGGCGTTTCACGTCAAGGGATGCGGTTAGAACCTCTTTTCGCTCCCTGTGTTCCTGCTCTCGCATTGTAACAGTGTTTTGCATCTCGTATTGGCGGATACAGTCCAGCATGGTGTTGGTTGTGAAGTTGCCAAAAAGTTGGAAACGCCCTTGACGAATATGCTTGAATGCAGTCAGCACTTCTTCCACTTTTAGGGAGGGGAACAATTCACAGATGTCGTCAACAGCGTCTTGCAGGTCTGTTTGTGTCTGAAATGTGCGTGTCGCATTTACATGTCTCGTCAGGCGCTCCAACTCAGTAAGCAACATGACCCGTAATTCTACGGGCTTCGTTTTTTGCGCCAGGCTCATACTAAAACCTTGCTTATATGCCACTTCTGGCGTCATGGCGCGCATGCTGTTACGTGGATCTTCCAGCAGCCCAGTCAAGTGCTTGTCTTGCGTCAAGGTTAGGCCGTTGTTTTCCACGTTCTTCGCGGAGGGGGTAAAAGTCTTTCCAGGCATTTGTAATTGATTGGTCAATGATTTTACGAGCTTGTTCGATATCCTCGTTACACAGTCTTTGCAGCTTATTCATGGCACGCTGTTGTGCGTAGGGGGTGTATTTGCCTTTCACGTACGCTTTACGCTCACGCACCCATACGTTCCACAACTCTATCATTTCATCTCCTTCTACTGCATACACCAGTGTGTTTTTATTGTGTTCTTTATTGTTCTTTTCTTTGTTCTTTATACCTCGCCACTGTGGCGATGATACCTCGCCATCATGTCTAGGGTTACTCGCCACTGAGTCTAGGACATCTCGCCATGGTGTCGACTTGGCTACCCTTCGCACGCCCTTTTTTGTGATTGAGATTAGGCCCATGCTTTCCAGCTTTGCGAAGGCTCGGGATACCTGGCGTTGAGATACCCCAAGTTCTTCGCTTGCTTGCTGGTTGGTCTTGTAGTAGCCGTTGCCGTTGTTGCTTGTAAAGCTGTCAATTTCAGCCCATAGGCAACGCTCCGCAGCAGTTAAGTCTGACGTTTCCCAAATGTGCACTGGTATCCAAATACCACGGAATTGGCGTTCGCTCAAAACAAATTTCTTTTCATAGTTCGTAGCATTTTCAAAATATCCTCAGCCTCATCATAAACTTCATGTTCTAACAAATTGATTTTTTTACGACTAACTTCAAAAGCATCCTCAACCTCATGCTTTGTTTCAAAGTATGTATTTATAATTTCTTTTTTGCGAAAGTGATATTTTGTGGCATTTAGCGCCTGTTGCAATGCAAATTGAAACTTGTCCATTACGCAAATGGGTCTTCACCGTTCAACAATGCGTCGAGGTTGACGCGCAGCTCTGCAATGGCGTTCACTACGTCTTCGTTCTGCTCGCCTGGCATTGGCACCATGCTGTACGTCGTGTCCATGCCTTCGCCCTTGCGTGTAATCTTAAGGTCGTAGTTCGCAGGGTGTCCAAAGTCCGGGTCACGCGTCAGGGCGTCCAGGCTCTCTTGCAACGTGCGCTGCGTGATCTCCCATACCTGCGTACACCGTTCCTCGTAGTTCCACACTGCCACGGCAATGAATACACGCGGCTTTGTGCCTTCGCCGTAATCAGCTTCAGGGCGTGCATCACCAAGCTTCCAACGCACTGGCTTTTTGTCGTTCGTCCATTGTACGTGGCCAACTAGCGGCTTGTCACAGATGATGCGCACGCGGTTTTGCTTGCCTTTGATTGGCTTAAAGTATGAACCTGCTTTCGGTTCGTGGATGTTGTCTGGTAACCAGCTCATGTTATAGGTTTTGTTTGCGGTCGATTAGATTTTTCATTGCAAGGCGAAACAACGCGCTTGTGCTGATGCCAAGTTTGTGCGCCAGGCTTTGCGCTTCGTCGCGCAGCTCTTCCTGCATGCGGACGTTTAGTCTTACGGGGTACTTCTCCATGTAAGCATTCATGTTATTTGCAGTTTGTCTGAGGCTACATAGCCCATCTGTTCAATGCGGTCAATTCGAGCTTTCCACGTTTCTGTATTTCGAAACCACCAGCGCATTTGGTAGTTGTCGTCCTCCTTCATCACAAAGTCCTGGTACAGCGTGAAGCCTAGCTTGCGCATGTCATCGCGTTTGAACTCACGCCCGTGATCAGGCAGCAGGAAGCAATGACCTTGACCCATGTCACGTGCGCCACGCTTCCAACCTCGTGGGTCATACGGGTGATGCCGGTTCATGCTTCGTGATTTGCCAACGGTACGCAGGTACTGTCGTGTTTGTAATGGTGCGCATCCACGCATTGTAATTGCTTGCCCGGTGTGGGGGCATGACGGTATGGCTAATGCCATTAGGTTTAAGGGTTTGTTTCATCGGATTAGGTTTACGTGTCCGTTCATTTCAATCCATACGTCGCCACGCTTCTGGCCGCGCAGCTTCCAGTAGTACACGCCGTCCGGGACGTAGTACAGGCCATCTGATACGCTGTGTGCGAAGACGCCCACGGTGTTGTTACCTAGCCATTGTGCGCCTGGTGTATCTGTTTCCCATACGAGATCACCCCATCTGTTGTACACCTTCATGTCCCAAAACAGCCAACAATCGCCGTCGGTGATGGCTCGGAATACATCGTTTTTGCCGTCGTTGTTTGGCGTGAATGCGTTAGGCACCCAGATGTCGTCATCATTGCACGGGTCCTCGACATATACGGGCGGGCTGTATGGGAATGGAGGTGAAGAACAATACGGACCGAGTGACCACACCAAGATGTTGTCGGACGGGTCGACGTCTGGGTAGGGCTCATTTGTAAGACCGGATTCACCGGTAATGGTTTCGCTGTCGTTGATTTGGTAAATGGCCATTACAACGCACTCGTCGTAGAATGCACCTTCCTCAATAGCAGCAATCCAACAGTTGGCTGTACCTGAACCAAAGAACGGTATCTGATTAAGGTAGAAGTTTACCGTGTCACCCGATTGCAAAATGTTGTCTGCACCCTCGCCAATGTCAAAGCCAGGGAAGTTCAGTGGAAAGATGAGCTGTGCCCAATTCAAGCCTTCCACGCATGGGAACGGACTAGGCGCCAGTGGCGGATCAAAGGTCAGGCCCAGCAGAAACTCGCCAATGCTGTCCGCTTGTGTTAAACATTGGCCATTCTTGACCACAATTGTCATCTCAGTTGTGATTGGATTGTAGCCGTACAACTCCATATCACACTGTGCCCACACAGGGGCAATGATGAATAAGGGCAGGAGGTTAATGAATCGCATGACACAAACGTATGCCGCAACGGCATCCAAACGGCATCCAATTACACGAGAGTTATAAACACACGCATGTCAAAAAGGGCCACCCGTAGGCAGCCCTAATCGAACTATAAACCAATTGTCTAAACCCTTGTGCGCTCTAGTAGGCTCACACTTAAAGGTATGATAGCAATGCCACACAAACAAACAGCTTCCCAAGAAATGCCGTGCGTGGCAATGTCGTAGCATGCCGTGGTGGCAATCATGCCGCCAATGGTGCGCTTGGCTGACCATCGCCGTAGGTTGCCTTTGGTCTTGAACACCTCGGTGACGTCGAAGCGTGCAAGTATCTTCAGCAGCTCAGGTGTAATTCCAGATGACATTAGCGGGCTTTTCCCAATCAATATCCGCGTGTATGAAGTCCTCGCCGATGCCCAGCCTGTCAATGCCTACTTCAAGCAATGCAGTCACAATAAGAAACCGGTCGCGTGACGTCCCTGCGGCAATGTCAGCTGCAACGCCTTTGCAGTGTGAGCTGGCCGCGCTGCTACCCACGGCGTATGAATGTGCCTCAGTGCGGTAGCCTGACGTGATAACAAACGGAATGCCCGCGCGTGATCGTGCCTCGTCGAGCATGTCAAGAAACTCTTGATCCATGTAGTGTCCGCTACCTGGCTCGTCGGGACTGTCAAACTCAGCGTAGTTAAACCATTTCATACGTCTTGACGTTCCTTGCGTGCCTTCAGCGCGCGTTCAACATTCCACCATACAAGCGTCAGGCCAGCAACAATGGCGATGGCGTCATTGATGTAGCCAATCATCACGCTGCCCACGTAGGTGACATTGATTGCATTTTGTAGATGTGTCCTCAGTTCCTGCATCACGGATCGTTAAGTACAAACCAACCTTCCTGAACCATGTAGTCTACATCGCGCACTGTTACGCTGTCCGGCAGAATAAGACCAAACTGAATAAAGTCAAGTTGGTGAATAGTAGATGAAAGTGTGTAGCGTTCCTCTGGCGTCAGCTCCGGGAACATGGCAACCAGCCGTTCAAGCGTGCAGTTAGGATGAATGCGAATGATAGCAGTAACGTCGACAAACAACGCGGCACGCGTGTCGTCGTCAGGGTGCGTAATGATGCCGAAGTATGTCTTGTCTGCCTCGTCTTCGTTTTGCAGGAATACGGGGCGTTCAAGGTTGTACAACTCACGCGAAATGATTTGCGCTCGTTCTAAGCTCGTCAATTGTCCTTGCGGTAGTACGGTTATCCACTGCATTAGAATACGCTGTAATGGTCGTTAATGTCGTCGCTGATGTTCGTTTCGCTGTGCGCTGTCGTGTTCGACCATATGACGAATTCTTGAATATATCCGCTCATGAGCTGCGTGGTGTTAGTAGACAGACCGCCCAGTCGCATGACGCGGCTGTGATTATTTGGTGTCTGGCTGCCGCTGGGTGCATTGGTTACGCTGCCGGCCACGCCGTCGTACAATACGGTCGCAGCGCTCTGCTCAAACTTGCCCGACATAAGGTATTGTGTGTCTGCTGTTGCGGTTGCAATCTGGTCGACATACGTCAAGGTGTTGCCGCTGTACCGCCACCCGAAGCGCAGACCGACGACCACCTCCTGCATTTGAAAAAAGAAATTTTGCTGGCCGCTTGTGGAACCCCATTGGCTGGCGGCTGATTGGCGTGTCGTTATGCCGTCAAACTGCACGACGGCCGCCGCGTTGACCTTGCCGCTGGGGTTAGGGGCAAATGCTGCTGTGTCTAGGTAATCGCCATCAAAGTACACCGCGGGCTTGCCATTGACTGTGAAGACGCCGGCCGAATCATAGATCTGCGGCTGCAACGTCGTAGTTGATTGTGTTGCGTTTCGTCCGTTACCGCTTTGGTCGTACCACGTCTGTACAAAGCCGTCATTAAATTGACAGAAGGCCACAATGGCTGCCGTGTCCAATTCACCTGACGCTGTGAAGCCAATGTCTTGGCTGGCTGGGTTGGTTCCCGTGCGTCGCACGTTGATGGCCGAGCCGGTGTAACTGCTGTTCAGCTTGCGCAGTGAATACGCCGCTGTACCGCCTGTGTAGGTATTCAACAACGGCAGGGTGCTTACCTCGTCGTACGTCACCATGAACGTGTACGCCCCGTGGTCGTCCACCTTGGCGATGTAGTTGCGGATAAGTTCAAAGCATGTCTCAATGCTGTCGTTGTCTGCTGGCTGTAGTGCAGCAGGTGATAACCAACCTGTATCTGTGCGTTGCTGTAGGCCTTTCGTGTTGACGTATATCTTACGCACAATCGTTGCGCCTGGTGTGTCTGGCACCTGCCCTTGCCCGTTGAGGTATGTGCCCTGCCCATCGTTGCCAATGGTGTAGTACATCTCCTTTGTTTCTGAGCCAATCACAGAAGACCAATCTCCCGCATAGTTATTGCGCGCCTGCGTGTTGTACGAATACATGATGTTGGTTGGACGCGATGACGGTTGCCCTTGCGTCGTGTCGACTGGTCCGCGCAACGGATCGCCAGTGTCTACAGCCTCAGTTGTAATGGACAAAGCATTACGACCAATCTTGCGCAGTGTCAATTCAATCTCGCATGCCGTGGCAATAAGATGCCAGTTAAGCGCGCTATAGTATTCGCCTGTGTCGTTGTCGTAGTATCGTGAAAACGGTTTGCCTGGTGTTGCACCTGTGCCACGGTACACAATGCTACCCCGCTCAACCTTACGTGATCTGTAGTGTGCGGCCAACACCTCTTCAACGCACAGCTCATTGATTGGGCGTTCATTTGCGTCAGCTTGGTTGACCCAGTTGTCTGTTGTGCTGTACGTGCCATCAACATTAATCTGTACTAAGATGCTGCCCATTCCAACGCCTAGCCCGCCAATGTGCGTTTTGCCAAGGTCAACGCTGCCCCTGCCAAAGTTCGTCGAGGCTGACCAGGTAAAGTTTGGCACAACCGCGAGTTGATTGTTGCTGTACGCGACAAACGCGAAGAACGTGAACTTCTTGGTGTCCAGTGCAGCTGTAGCCGCGGCGTCGTAGTTGCCGAAGCTGTCCCACGCTTCAATCGTTGGTACGATGCTAATGCCCGTGCGGGCTGTTGGTGGTGGTGGAATGTTTATTCCTCCTTCCAAGTACCGTTGTCCAGCTGTGTTAAAATCGTAGTAGTAACTGTGGGAATCGTCACGGTGATAGTGATACCGGCCAACGGTTGAGCTGTACCCAATTTCGGGAAAGCTGAGCGAAGCGTAATCTTGACTATTGAAGTTGTTGTCAAGATCTAGTGTGTGTTGCTGCAATCGCCCTGCTGGGCTGGGCACGATGTCGTTTTTGTAATACGTTGCGCTGGCGCCTGTGTCAAACTGAATAGTGAACTTAAATACGATGCGGCCTAACCGCTCGCTTTCACTCCGCGTCAACGCGGTGTTTTCAATGTATGCTGTGAAGCGCAGCATGTATGCGTCATCTTCAGCTGCTGTATCACTCCCAGCAAAAGTCAACGTGTCTTGCGCTTGTTCAACGCCGTTTGCTACGTCGAACGATTGGATAATTTCGTATCCCTTATTGGTGTCACGCTGCAGCCGCACTTGGTTGATCTGTGGGGTAAAGCTTTGCACCCACTCAGCACCCTTTTGACGGACGTTGTTCAGTGTGTCGACTTGAAAATTGGATGTGCCCGTAATGGTCGCTGACGTGATTGTCCCGCCGTACGACATCCGGTATCCCAGTATTTCTTCGTCACTGAGATACGCAGGTATAAATGACCACGCGTCCCCGTAGTAATACAGCCGCAGTTGCAGTGTCAGGCAGATGCTTTGAAGCAAGTCGTACGCACTGATGAACAAGGTGTTGTTGCTTGCATCAGTGAGGCTGAACGCGTGCGTGTGTATCTTCATGCGACGCGTGTTGTAAAAACCTGTGCCGCCTGGGTGTGACGTCAGCGCCATGATGTAGTCATCTGTGCTGTACACATCGTCGGCAATCTCGAGCCTTACTTCATCAGTGTTCTGGTCGTTCAGGTAACTCCACGTCGTCCACTTCTCTTGGATGTTTGGCAAGATTTCGTCAAACAGGATTTGCGTGTCAGTATAAGCCGTCCCGTCATCGTTGTACGGCACATTACGCAGTAGTGACAGCCCGTCAGTCGCCACGATGCGCAAAGACTGTAGCGGTGTGGTCTCCATCAAATCCACCTGTTCGCACAAAATTGTACCAACCCAGATACGTGTTTCATCGCGCAACACCTCCAGCAACCAATCGCCATCTTGTGCGCTTAGCAGATTGTTGATGAGCGTCGCCAGCGTCGTGCTGCCTGATGGCCACAACGTCTGCACCTCACAACGTGAATGCACGATGCCTGGCAACAGCAATGTGTCGTCAGTGTTTTCATAGGTCAGCTTAACGCCAGACGGGCCAACGTCAAATTCCTTTGTGCTGTCCGTGCCTGACGTGTTCTCAATAATGCGGATCTCGTACTCCTCGCCATTGATGCTTTGCGCCGTGCTCGATGCGTATAGGTAACTGCTCATGCGTATCGGTTGCGGCTCGTGCCTGTTCGAGCGTTGGACAGATAGATGTCGTTCCCTTGAATGCGTCCAAACACCTGTACCTGGTTGCCGCCCATCATGTCTTTTAATTTACTCAATGGCGCCACAACCTCGGGGTCAATGGCTGCGTTTTTGTTGTCGCCAATAAGGGCCATGGTTGGACCAAATGCAACACCACCTTGCGCAAGTGCTGGCACCTCCATTTGCTGTGCCTTGTTTGACAACGCAACACCAGCTGCAACAAATGCAATACCTGCGGCTGCTGCTGCATACGGATTCTTAAACAGCATTTTTTGGAATGTAATCATGGCAACCGCCTGCGCGATCATGCTTTTACCAATAGATTGTAGCAGGTCGCCTAAGCTTTTGAGTGCAACGCCCATAAGGTTGACGCTATCTGCGCCCTGTGACATGATTGTGCCAATGGCGTTGCCCAAATCATTTAGCAATGCACCCGCTGCATTTTGTATTGCTGCCTCAATGTCCTCCATGATGCCGACGGTCATGTCGCGCATCCTCTGAATCTTCTTCAGAAATTCGCTATCGTCAAATTCAAGCGGGATATCAATTTCTGCTTCTTCCTCAAAGTCTTCAATGACGCCTAGTGCCTTTTCTGTGTCAACCGTTGGCACAACAACGGGTTGTATTTCCTCCTCATTTGATGTGCTGCTGAAGAAATCGAACAGCTTTACAAACTTGTCTTTTGCAGCGTCTACGTCGTCCTCGCTGACCAATTCAACTGGCTCCTTCGTAATCGCCTTTTCTACTGCATTTGAAAAGTCTTCGCCAATGTTTGTCGCGACGTCTACAACTTCATCCTTAATATTCTTCAGGCCGTCAACAAGCACGTCGAAACCTGCGCCAAAGCCGTCCGTCAATGCGGTTTTGATTGCCTTGAATAGCAGCTGGAATGTATCGACGACCGCCATCACTGCCGTCTTCATAATCGTAAACGCACTGACAAATGCAGTTTTCAACACACCAATTGCAATGCGCAAAAATTCGTTTTCGTTGTAAAGCTCGATGAATGTGTTGATGACGTTTGTCAATGGTCCTTTGACGTCATCCCAGAAATAGAAAATAGCAGTCGTAATTGCTGCAATGGCCATTACAGCCAAACCAATTGGGCCTGTCATCAGCGTAAACGCCTTACCGATTGCAGGTCCTACTATCTGTGCAATGTTTGCCAGCTTAGGCAAAATCATAAGGATAGGGCCAATGGCTGCTGCCACCAAACCAAACGCGGTAATGAACGACTTGGTAACGCCATCAAGGTCATGAAACCCGTCAATGAGGTCGCGTGCAAACTTGATAAGCGGCTTAATCGCGCGAAGTACAACCTTGCCAATCTCTTCCTGCAGGTCGCCAAACGCATTTGCAAGCTGCGTAATGCCACCATCGGCGTCGGCTGCGGCTTCGGCACTTCCGCCGTACTGCTTATCAAGCTCGTCAAGAATGAGCGTCTGCGCCTCTGCCAGTCTGCCTGTCTCGGCCAACGACTTAATCACCGCCTTCTGTTCCTCGCTAAATTGAATGCCTGATCGTGACAATGCAGACAGGTTTGCCACTGGGTCGTTCAGTGCCTTACCCAACTGAATGCTTGCACCCTTTAGATCGCCGTCGAGCCTAGTAGCCAAGTCCAGGGCGGCTTGTTGCGTGCGGTCAAACTGGTCGCCTGTAATGTTGGTAAACGTGAGCAGCTGCGCCGTGGCGTCCTTCAAAATTTGCTCGTCACCAAACAGCGTGTTTTTCTGCAACTCGCTGGCCATGTTTTGCAGCTCCTTGCTTGTGAAGCCTACCTGGGCGCCAGTGGATTTTAGACCAGCGTTGACCTGTGCAATTGCTTTCTCCTGTTCACGGAATGCTTGCACGCTAGTTGCGGCCATGGCGGCCATTGGCAAGGTCACCGCGACGCTCAGGTTTTGCCCGAGCTTCTCAATGTTGCCAAATGAACGTTTTGTGTTGCGCTGTACCTGCCCCAACTTTTTGTTGAGGTCCTTGGTGTTGACGCCAATGTTGACTATGAGGTCTCCAAGTTTAGCCATTTGTCGCGAATGCTTTTAGTTGGTTCCAGCCGTGCTGGGGATTTTTCTTTTCTTGCTTTTCCCAAGGGAACGTAGCAAGGTCTTTAGGCTTAATGCTTGCGCCTTTCTTGGTGTGCACATTAAGCAACAACGCGGTTTGCCATCGGGTACGCTCCCAGGCATCACGGTGTTGTGCTTCCTGTTGTTTGTACCGACCGCGTACCGCGTTGCCGAACTGTCTAAATGTGAAGTCGTATAGAGTGTCAGGATTAAGGCCAAGTAGCCCCAATCCTAACTGCTCTATTTCGTCCCATTCGAGTGGTTTGCTGTCGTCGTCGTCTGGGTTTTTTTTTCACCACCTGGCGACATTGACTCTTCAATCACCTTCATCACATTTGTCAAGTCCGCAACGTCAATAAGGCCAAGAAAATCATCAACCGACAATTCAAACTTCATGCCCTGCTTGCGGCAGCCCTCTTGCACAAAATAGTATAGAAGCTCAGGCATCATGGTGACGTCCTCGCTGTCAATCTTAGCCACCTTGTGGCCTGTTTCGTTTTCAAAGTTCCGCCATGCACGCATGCTTGCGCGCACAGGAAAAGTCTGGTTGTCGAGTGTGATCGTCATGTATCAAACGTGGTCTTGGAATGTAATTGCGCTAACGCATTCGAGGGTGCAGGTGTAAGACGCGTTGTCTTCTGTTCCTGCGCTCAACTCGAGTGAAGTAATGTACGCTTCAAACACAATTTCCTTGTCGCCGGCTTCTTCGCTGTCTGTGTCAAAGTCGTATGAACATACCTTGACGTCCTGCTTGGTACCAGCCAAAAAGTCTGTCATCAATTCGTCGTATCCGTTGGTGGCGTCACCAGCGTAGAACGCAGTAAAGTTTACGGTCAATGTCTTCAAGCCAGGCAACAATGCGCGGTAACCTGCGTTGTTCTTCCTTGTGGTGTCACGTGTTTCTGTTGACACTGAGACGCTCAAATCAGTTACGTGATCTGCGACGACGGGCGTGGTGCCGTCCGTCTCAAACATCACCGTGTACTGTGAGCCATTAAAAATACCTGTAGTGGCCATGATTATTCGTTGTTAGTAGTTTTTCTGCGGTCTGCAATGATGAGGTTGATCAATACGTCTAGGTAACCAAATACCTGGTTGTCGCGCTCGCTGGGCGTCAAGTTGACGATTACCTTCAAGAGCGCAAGGACGGCTAACGTAAGCTCGCCCCAATTTTCTGTGATAAATACAAGTGGGTCCATTATCGTTTGATTCTAAAGGTGTAGTCCTGCACTGCAATATAAGTCTTGCGGTCAGCACTCACCTCAGTTATTTCGTTAGTGTATTGTATAGACTGCACGGTGATGTCGCCAGCTGATGCGTCGTTAACTGTAACGCTTTTGCGATCTAGGGCGGCTCGCACTTTGTCTGCTAGGTTGTTGCAAGATTCATATGTAAGACCTACGCTAAAGATTTCGCACTGCGCCTCGTCAATGGGCGTGCCGTCCTTGGTGTCACTTGGTGAGTTGCTTACCACGCTGTACACGATGTACGGCATAGCAACGCCCTCTTTTGCTAGCTCAGGGTAGATACGACCGCTAACCTGTCCCATGACAGTCGCGTCGTTCACAAGCAGATTGTATATGGCCAGTCCTACTTTCATCGCATGAACTTATTGTATTCTGCACGCAACAGTCGTACAAGTAATGCTCGCTGACGGCTCTCAGTTGCGCGCTTGCTGCGATCAAATACGCCTGTGTTCGGCGTTGTCTTTTTTATTCCGAAGCTGTCGCCACCCTCGACGATGTGCGCAAACCAACCATCAGCATTTTTACGCGTCTTGCGTCGTCCAATCGTGTTTGTGCGTGGACCTGCCATTACGCGTGCGCTGCGTCTCTCTGGTTGCCAAATGCCAAGGCTTCGGCCTAGCTGACCACGCTTGACTAAAATTTCAGAGCTGCCGCGTCGCTGCACCAAGATGTCGCGGTCAAAGTCTTTAACGTTAGATTTTGCAGACTTGACGTACACGTCCGCAACGCGCTCGTTGATAGCAAGCAGATTGGCGTAATCCTTTTCACTCCACTTTGCCAGCTTATCCAGCTTGCGCATCACCTTGTCGAGACCGTCGATTGTTATCTGTGACATCACTCAGAAATTACGCGTTCTGTAACCAGGTAAATCATGTCTTTGCGCCCTACCTCCTGCACTGCAAGGATGTTGTAGTAATCGTTGCCGTACTTGACGCGGTACTTCGGCGTGACTAGGCGTGTAAACGCTGAAGAACGCACGCGCCAGGTGACGCGATTGATGGCTGTTTCCTGATCAGCGATAATGCTACTGCGCGCCGCCTTGTTGTCCATGGCTGCCCACACGGTAACAAACGTTGTCCATGCGTCAGCCTGAGCCGCCTCGCCGTACGCGTTAAGCGTAGGGCTTGATGCAGGTGCCTCAATAGTAATGCGACGATCTAGAAAGCCAATGTTCATTGCCGCATATCAATAATGCGCTCGCTGTTAAGCAAGCTGTGAACACTGAGCGGCACTGTGTTAGCAGATGCGCCGGTGATGACTGCGCGACGATTCTCGAACCAGTGCGCAACGAGCAGCTTTGTGGCTGTTTGAATAGCCGAGGATTCTTGTGCGCCAACCTTGCATTCCAGGTACACTGGCGATGCGTTGTATTCCTCAAGGTCTGGCGTGTCGTGAAAGTACACGCGCACCGTGTTGTCAGTGTGCGTCTCGTTGTACCAATTGGCGGCCGGCAAGGTTTGCAAAGTGCCGCTTCTGTCGTAATACTTGACGCCTGTGATACGCGTTACAGGACCAAAGGCAAGTGAGGCACTACGCCATTTTTCTAAGTAGAATTTAGCGTCGCTTTCTCCTGTGAAATGACGATTCGTGTAGTCACTGATGTGCGTAACCGCTGCGTCGAGCAGGGCCGTGATCGTCGTGTCCTCGTCAGACCCGTCAACGCGCAAAAAAAGCTTCATATCAGCAAGTGATACGACGTCAGTTCCAGAGGTGTATGCAGGTTTCGCGATGATCATGGCAAGAGAAAAAAAGGAAGCCCAGCCCAATTGCCAGGCTTCCAAGTTTAGTTGTTATCAGCTAAAGTCATTGACCAATGCCAATGCACCTGATTGGCGCACAGCTGTGTCGTAGAACTTGTTTACGTGCAAAGCAATCTGCGCTGTACCTGCGTTGCTGTATGGATCAACCAAGAGGTCAATACCACCAAAGAACGCGAGCAACATACCAGCAGCGTAATCACCAAACAACAAAGTGCCCACGGTTGGAGCGCCAGCTGTGTCAGCGAGGTTAGGCGTGAAGTACGTTGTGAAGCCGTCGAGTTGGTTGTTCTCGACTACGGCGCGAATTGAAGAAACTGCTGCTTCACCCTTGACAATTGACATTGCTGAAGGTGAGCCAATCCATGCGCAGCGTGACAAATCGCCACCAGCAGCCAATACTGCTTTTTCAGCGTCCGTAATGTCCGCGTAAGTCAAAGCACCTGCAACGGCGTTAGTGTCGCCAGCTCCCGCAACAGCAGCAGCAAAGACAGCTTTGTCAATTGTTTCGTTCACACCGGCAGACAGCTCGCGAGCAATCAAAGCGTCAACAGCTGCACCTCCTTGCAACATGAGCTGCTTGGACCACAAGGTCTTAGCAGCAACACGCGTAGGCGTCAACGTCACCGTGTCCATGTCGAGGCCAGAATCAGCGTCTGCTGAAACTTCTGTTTCTTCAGTACCGGAGGCCTTGGCACTTACACGGGGAAACTGGAGATTAGCGGTTGCGTTGTTAATGGTAGTAACACCAATGCGCTCTGCCATTGTTGGCGCGCGCAAGGCGTCAATAGCACCTGGCACGGCCGTAGGAACAAAGCCGCCGCCTGCGCCACCAGTTTGGAAGTCATCAGCAGTACGGTACAAGGCGTTGGCAGGAATACCGATTTGGCCAGCCATGTTGAGGCCGCGCGCTTGCATTTCGCGGTTCGCTTCCTGTGCCCATTCAGCCTCGGCACCTTCCAAAGCCTTTCCGACTGCAACGGCATTGACAGCACGGCTCAAGCTGAAAGATTTGTTGACGCGGTTTACTTCCTTAGCCTCTGACACCGACGTGCCGCCCATTTGGGCCTGCCGCGTAATCATGTCTTCAGCAGCTTGACGGCGTGCAATCTTGCCATCGAGACGCTCAACCTCGCGCTTGCAAAGGTCGGCTTCTTCTTGTTCGTTGTTGGTCCAGTCGCGGTTTTCAGTTTCTGCGACGTTCACCAACTCTTCGAAGCGATCGGCGTGCTTGGCACGGGTCGCCTTCATCTCATTGAGATTCATTTGTTGTGGAATTTGAGGTTCGTTATTTTCTGTATCTGTGTCGGCAACCGCATCCGCGATCACTTCGTCAATATCAAGCTGTTGATCACGCGCTTGCACCGTGGCGGCTGCGTATGCTGGGTATGTCACGGGTGACACATCCAACAGTTGCCGCACCTTATCTACGCTGCGCACCGTGCGTTCTTCGTTCATGACTGCTCGTCAATCGTGAACGCAAACGATGACTGTGAGATGTCACCGCGCTTAACGCTTTCGTAGAAGTCCCGTGCGTATTGCTGGTTACCCAGCTTTACTTTGTATTTTAATCCACGCTCGTCTGTTGACAGCTCAAGCGTTCCGTTGCCCGTACGTCCCAAAATAAGGTTTGGATCGTGGTTAATGAGTGCGCGTACATCATTGTCCATGACGTCATCAAATGCGCCTGGGCGGATGACCTCGCGGAATTGCCCCAGGTCCGTTTCGCTGTTAAAAACAGCTGCGTAGCCCTCGAGCGTCATTTCGTCGCCGTCAGACTCGCGCACTTCAATGGTGCCCATCGTACGCTTCTCGGCGTCTTTATGCTGGTTGTTGTCCTCCATCGGTTGATACTTTCTCGCTGTAGTCGCCTAGGCGGTCCAATGCGATTTGATTAATCTGTATTGTATGTTGATCACCGCCGTCTACGGGGTTCATTTGTTCCTTGCCGCGCACCTCGTTAATGCTCATTACACCACTTTGCAGCATCTGCTGGTAAAAGTTAGTGCGCGCAGCCAAGTCACCACGGTACAGGTCGTTCATGTTGAATTTGCTGTACACGTCTGGGCGTTCAAAGCTCTGAATCAACTTGCGGTCAATTTCTTGCTCAATGCGCTTGGCCCAGGGGGCAATTGTGTGGCGTGCAAATTGCAAATTCTGTTGCTCAACATTGTTGAATGTTGTCTGACTCGGCAGCTGTACAAGCGAAGTGGGCACGCTGTAAATGCGGCAAATCTCTTCCGCCTGGAACTTACGCGTTTCAATGAACTGCGCTTCATCCGGCGTAATTGTGATGCGTTGGTACTTAAACCCAAACGGCAACAGCTTGGTACCCGCGTTCATTGCGCTTTGGTTCCAACTGTTTTGAATGACGTCCATTTGTTCTTTGCGCAGCGGCTGATCTGACGCCAAAACGCCCGTCATTTGCCCCTTTTGCCCAAAATACTCGCTTCCAAAGTCCTGTGCTGCCTTGGCCAAACCCATATTTTCGCGATGCAAGCGAATTGGGCTCATTTTGTTCATGCAGCTAATCTCCAGCATGTTATCCTGAGTGACTGCACCGTAGTTGCGAATGACAAATACGCGTTCGCCCTCCACTTCCTTGACGTCAACGTCATAGTAGCTTACTGGCACCAGGCGCTCTGCATAACCTCGTGCATTCCGCTCAATGATGGCATAACCGCATCCGTACATGAGCGCGCTCGACATCAGGTTTTCCCAGAAATCGTATGCGTTTTGGTGCTCATTTGGCGCCGACGTGATCAGCGCGTATGATGGGTGTTGGTTAGCAATCTCGATGTTGCGCCCGTCGCGCACGTAGATTTCAAGGTCTAGGCTGCTAATTGTGCTTGCAATCTTGTTGATGCAGGCGTAGACCGTGCTGATGGCCAGTGCGCTTTGTTCGGTGACATTCACTCCGCTGCGCACCAAGGGGCTAATGCCCATTTCGGCCTCGAGTGTCTGGCTGTTGTACTTACCTACTCGGTAACGGAACAGGGCGCTAAGGCGTTCAGTTAGTGTGGCCATACGTTGCGGGTTATCTTATAATATACGGCGTATTTCTTACAAATCAAAGATTTCCAGCATGATGTCGTCTTCGCCTAGCGTGTGGCAATATTCGTTCATTGCTATGATACTTGCAATCACGCCGTCAACCTTTTTGTTCTCCTTTTTTTCCTTGGTTACGCGCTTGTTTTCGTTGACGTCGACATACACTACCGCGCAGCCCATCTGCCAGCGCATGCACCTGTTGCCCCCGTGTATGATTTGACCCCGCATTACGGCCATCTCAAACTCCTTCGTAGGCGCATTCATGATAGTAATTTGTTGTGCCATAGTGTTCATTACAATGCCTTCTGCCTCCAACTCCGACACAATTGTGATGCTGTATCTGGGGTCGTAGCCAATGGACCGTATATCGTATTTCTGGCATTGCTCGCTGATGTAGGCCCGCACGATGCCGTGATCAGTTACGTTGCCTGGCGTAATCGTGATGTCGCCACTGCGTTCAAATGCCACGTAGTCGATGCCTGCGCTCAATTTCTTCGTGTGCGCCTTTTCTGCATTAACAAATTGATGCACAAGCAGATAAAAACAATCGTTGCTATCGTCACGGAACAGCATCGCAAATGCTGTGAGGTCCTGTGTAGATGCAAGGTCAAGGCCGCCGAAACATGGCATAGTGTGTAAACGGTCATACGGTATAGGTTTGTTGCCCTTCATCCAGATGTCGTCTGGAATCCACGCCGTTTCTGCTGACGTCCAAATGTTCAGGTGCAGCCGCAAAAAGCTGTTGACCTGTGACGGGCTTGACTTGGCCGTCTTGACTGCCTGTTCAAAGTAGCTTTTGTGGCAAATGCTGCCGTAACCGGGATTGGCTTTGCGCCAAGTTTCTTCAGCTGTCCAGTCGTCGTCTACGTCGGCGCAGTACAACACGGGCAAAAATGTGTCGTCTTGTATGATGCCGTCGCGCACTTTTTCAGCGTATTCGTGGACCTCGTAGCAGATGGAAGAGCGATCGTGCCCGGCTGTCGTAAGTGCCATCACAATGGGTTGACGCCTGGCGCCTGTCGATGTGGTGAGCACATCCCACAGATCACGGTTTGGTTGTGTGTGCAGCTCGTCAAAAATCACGGCATGACAGTTCAACCCGTGCTTCGTGTATGCCTCGGCGCTGATGGATTTGTACCAGGATGTCTTGTAGTGTATGACCCTTTTCAACACATGTGACCGCTGGGTCAAGTGTCGATTGTTCGAAATCATGTCCCGTGCAATATCAAAGACAATACTCGCCTGGCCACGATCTCCAGCGGCACTGATAATTTCCGCGCCAGGCTCGCCATCAGCGAACAGCATATAGAGAGCAATAGCAGCAGAAAGATTAGACTTGCCGTTTTTACGAGGAATCTCAACGTAGCACGTGCGGTAGCGCCGTAGTCCGTCGGCATCTTTCCACCCAAATAGCGGGCGTATGATGTCGTCTTTTTGCCAGTCCTCCAAAAGAAAAGGCTTGCCACCCAGCTCGCCTTTGACGTGCGTGCAGAACTTCTCGATGAAGTCCACTGCTTTCCCCGCCGCCGCTTCATCAAAGTAATATTTATCCGAAGAACTCTGCATTCTCGTCTGCTGCTGGCTTGCCTTCCCCAATCCAGTTTTCCAATCGCGTGATGATGATTTGCTTGCGGTGGCGTGCCTCTTTCAGTTGCTGCCACTCTGGTCGCATGCGGCTGTAGACGTCGCCGCTTTTGCCGGTCACCTGGTAACACGTGCCGTTGGTGTTGCAGTACGCTTGCAACTCGGTTTCTTCACAAATCACGCATGCCAAGGTGTACAGCAGTTGGCACTGTCCTGGCGTTAAATCTGTGCGCTGCTCGTACTGATTGAGCAGCTCGTTGTACTTCTTTGTTTGGTTTGCTGTCATGTCCCTTTCGGTTTTTACCCCTTGTATTGCGCGTTTGAG